TCTGGATTACGCAAAGGATCAGATTTTTTTGAGCCTACAAAACAACAATTTGATGATGTATCGGCAAATATATCTAAAGCGATATCCGATGTTGACGAATTAAACCTAGCGTCAGTTGATGGCAAGTCTGTAGCTAGGAAAATAATGGGATTGCGTATCAATCAGATAGACGATCCAAACCTAAAGGGTATTCAAAATTTACTTGCTGAGTCTGCTGAAGCCTTTAACAAAAAGGGTTTTATAACTCTTGGGGAAGCTCAAGAGTTGAAAAATAAAGTTTACAAGTACAGTCTAAAAAATCCAGCAACAACGTCTCTAGGCCAGGATGCTACAAACAAGATTAATCAGATACTTGCCGAAGAAATCAGAGGATCAGTTGAGTCAGGATCTCAATTGGTTGGCGCTGGCTTAGAAGATGTTGCAAAAAATTTATCAAAATTCAAACAGCATCAAGAGGCTATTACTGGCCTTGATGATGCCTTAAAAGCAGCGAGCAAAAAGGACACACAAGAAATAGCAAACCGCAGTATATCGCCTACTGATTACATCACTGGCTTAACTGTTGGTGGTGCTGGTCTTGCTGGTGGTATTGCGGCACAAAACCCTGGCCTTGCTTTTACGTTGGCAGCGTTGGGTATACCAGCAGCGATGACACATAAATTTTTTAGAGAACGTAGCAGCACTATGGCATCAAGTGCATTGCGTCATATTGCAAATGCTATGGACGATAAAGGATGGTCAGCAAAATACATGCCTATATTGAGGGCTGCTGCTAGTCGTGGTCCTTCGTCGCTGATAATATTGCACAATAAACTATCCTCAGACCCTGAATATATCAACGTGGGAGGTAACCCTTGAAACAAGTATCACTTTATGCCGGTAACGCCGGAGCTAACTTTGTATCAGTACCATTCGACTTAGGTGATCTGGATATTTTTGCGTGTCAGGTCACCTTTTCAGGTGGTGGCGGAAACTTAGCTGGTACGCTCACGCTAGAGTGCTGTTCTGATACGTCATCAACTGGCGAATACACTACGGTTTTAAACAGCTCGCAAAACGTAACGAGCAGCACGCAGCATACATGGAACGTGCAAGGCGCTGGCTATCGTTATGTGCGAGTTCGTTGGGTTTATAGTAGCGGCACAGGTGACGCCAATGTGAAACTCACGGCCAAAGAGATGGTTGTGAAAGGAGCCTAACTATGGCTGGCACTTATATAGAGCTTGGTTTTGGTTCTGGCGGATCAAGCGGTATTCAGCCATGGCAGTCGAGCGTAGCGACAGCAGCGGCACTTCCTGCTTTGGGTGAAGTGGCAGGTCAGCTTATTTATGTGCGTGATACCGAGAGCATTTACGCTTGGGATGCCGTTAATAGCGAGTGGGACTTAATCTTAAACGGTTTGGCTGATGTTTCTGGTCCTGCAAGTGCTGCTAATAACGAAGTTGCTGTTTTTGATGGAACCACCGGGAAGTTAATCAAAACAAGTCCGGTGACGATAGACAACACTGGAGCGATTGGTAACGTCTCAGATTTGACTGCCTCTGGTGAAGTATCTGGGGACTCTGTTGCAGCCTCCAGCTTTGTACAATTCCCAGTTCTGACCACTGTGCAGAGGGATGCCTTGACGGCATCTAATGGGATGGTGGTCTATAACAGCACTGTTGGTTTATTCCAGGGTTATGCTGCTGGTGCTTGGGTTAATCTGCATGGTTGGGGTGCTTAATGGGCACTATGAGTAATGTCGATCACCGCTCGTCACAGGCTAGTGCCTTTAGTGGCGCTGTCGGCGAGCAGATAGATTTGAGGCCAGTGATTGTAGCGATCAGGGAATTGAGTGGCGCTATTGCTGGTAAAGAGGCAGAAGACAGGACCATAGTGGTCCCAGCACCAACTGTGACCATGCCTGAGATTTTGAACCAGCCACAAATAAAGGTCGAAGTCCAGCCAACGCCGGTCCCAGTAGAAATAAAGCTCCCTACTCAGGAAGCTTTGCCACCACCAGTGGTGAACGTGGCCTTTCCCGTCATGCCAATAATTTTTATTGGGATTTGTAATATCATAACAACTGCTGCGATCTTAGTCTATCTGGCGCTGAAATGATCGACGAAGTTCTAACACAGGTGGTTACCATGGCGATTGGGGGGATTGCCACCGGCACTGCTTGGATTGTTAGAGCTGTGTTGAAGTGCCAGAGGGACATAGACGCAGCACACATCAAGCTTAGGAGGATTCATGGGAGCGGATTTTTGGATCAAACTAGCTCTGGGGTTAGCTCTGAAGGTCTTAAACGAGACGTTCATCTCGAAGGTGGCTATACATGCTCTAAGTGCCTGGGCAAAAACGACGGATAACCAGCTAGATGATAAAGTTGTTTTGGCGATGGCTGAAGCCTTGGGAGTGGAAGCGGATGACCTTAAAAAGCTCCCCAGCAAAAGCTCCTAAAGATCTCAGCGAGATCAACGAGCGCTATGGTCCTTTGCAATTTAGCTCTGACCTTGGGCTACACTGGCCAAAGGCACCTGACTATATTCGTCCTTGGTCGGTTCCTAATGTAGTGAAAATTACCTATGCGGGAAAACCTGTATATCGGATTTTCTGCAACAAAGACGTACATGAGCCTTTGACGGCTGTGTTTGACGAGTTAATTGCCAAGGGACTGCATACCCAGTTAAAGACCTTTGATGGGTGTTTTAACGTGCGCTGGGTTAGAGGGGTTCCTGGTGTAGCCTCGATCCATTCCTGGGGACTGGCTTTTGATTTTAACGCTCAGGAGAACGGTCTGGGTATGACACCAAAGTGGACGCCAGACTTTGTTGCTGTATGGAAGGACAAAGGGTTTACTTGGGGTGGTGACTTCAAGCGAATTGACGGTATGCACTTTCAATGGTGTACAATATAACCACCAGCCATTAGATTGCGCGATCGAAGCAACAGGCATCCCGAGATGTCTGTTGTTTTTTTTAGAGGTAAAGCGTTGAAACAGCTAATCAAAGCATATTGGCTAGATCCAAGTAGACTTAAAATGCACGAGGAAACAGCTAAGTCGATACCAGATCCTTGGACGCAAGATCTATCAGACTGGCACGAGGAAATGACTGGGATACCGATTTATGAGAACGAAACCTGGGATATGGGTAAAAATACCTATGTCAGAACTAGAAAGGTTGATCTCGTTTGGAAGGCAGTAGACGGCGCTCGCCAGTGATTAATCCCTGGAGTCCAGGTATTCGTCTAAACGGTACTCTTCCATTAAGGCATCATGCTGTTTTTTGCTCCAGTCGATAACTCCTGAGCCGTTACAATCTGGGCAGCGAGTTCCGCTAAAATACCCTTCTCCTGATCCTGAGCAAGTCGAGCAGTTTTGCATGATTTTCTCCTCAATCGGCGTAATTGCCTTACAAAGTCATATTTAGTAAAATTTAATTATATTGTCAACACTCACTTAGCAAAATTGTAATTTGCTGTTTCAAATATGGTTTTCATTTTGCACTTGACACAACTAAGCACAAAAATTAGATCAACGCGATTCGCCTACGGCGTTGAAAGACTGCCGCGCTTCGCTTGGCTCCGGCGGCAACGCGAATAAACAACAAGCAAACAACAACAAACGGGCGCTACTGCCGTCCGGTCTAACGAAGCTTCGCTTCTTTGGAATTAAATGCAGGTAATACTAAATCAGGAATATCTCCTGTGGCCTTTGGATCATATACATTAGTAAAGGGGTTCTATTGTGCAGACAGAATTTCGTCCTAAAAGGCTCACAGCAAACGAGGCTCTAGGCTACCTAGAAACCAAGGATAGGCCTGATCGGTATCTGCCAATAGTGTCATTCTGTAGTGGTTGCAGTGACCACACCACACATACAGCCACCCGTGACGACGGGTTCATCATATGGACCTGCAAGGTATGTAATACCGACAAAGCTGGCATGACAGCCATGCCGAGGCATTCTGCTCCTAAACCCAAGAGCAGCTACAAGCCAATGCTAACCAAAGAACAGATGAGAGAAGAGATTAATGCCGCTATGGCTAGACAAAAAATTAGCCACCTGAAAACAGGCAGCTAACCACGAACCTCACTAACTTTGAGGCTGTCAGCCTAACCTACATCACAGCACACATCAACTATGATTGAGCCAGGAGCATTAGCTAAACTGTAATCCTTGGTCAGAACTAGCTTGCAGATCTGAGAATCGTCCTCCCAGAGAATCCCGTTGGCAGCGTCCAAGACGGCTTTAGCTAGGTTATCCAGATCAGGCTTAACAACTGGGTATTTTCTCTTCTTGGCGGAAACCGATTTAGGACGGCTTATAACAAAACTGATGCACGCTGACAGAGGGCCAGCCATTGGTGGCTTGCCTTTTCTCTCTGCCTTTAAATGCTGTTTTATGGCCTTCTCAAAGGCAGCGGTTTTAGCTGGCGTATAAGTCCTGCCATTCCGGCCAAGCCTTGGGCGAGCTTTAGCCACCGGTTCCAGGGGCAGATACACGAGAAATTTATCAAGCGGTTTGTCGTTAGACATTGACAGCCTCTAGCTATGGGTATAAACAGAATACCACGTTTACTTTGATTTAACTAAAAAGAGGGTAGCATGATTCTTATCGAGGAAGACAGCACTTTGCTGGAGCTGGTCGAAAAGCTCGTTGCTGTCGATGGCGGCGCTGAGATCAGTAAAGAAGATCACGCCAAGCTTGGGGAGCTTCTCCACACCAAAGTGGATAGGGTGGTTTACTTCATAAAGGAGATAGAATCGCGGATCGAGCGGCATAAAAGCTATGAATCGGACCACAAGGAAGCTAGACGAAGCCTCGAAAAATCTCTTGACAAATTCAAAGACTATATCACCCACACCATGAAGGTTGGCTCTTTTCAAAAACTAACAGGCGATGAGTTTCATATCGGCAGCAGAAAATCTGAAGAGATCGTTATAGAGCGAGATCCAACGCCTACTGATGCCGAGATGTTCCCAGAACTGGTTAGATCCAAAACAACCTACGATTGGAACAAGTCAGTTCTCAAAGATTGGCTAAAAAACGGCAACCTAATCGACGGTATCGCGCATGTGCGTGTGAACCAAAATTTAACAACAGGGGTGAAAAAATGATTGAGATGTCTTCAGATGTAACAGAACTATTCGCTGCTTTGGCGGAAGTCCAGAGAACAATTACTGATGCAAAAATGGATAGCGTGAATCCTCATTTTCGCAGCAAATACGCCTCGCTCGCTAGTGTCTATGAAGCTTGTCGCAAGCTTTGCGCCGAAAACAACATAAGCATAACCCAACTAGCAACTACCGTTGATGGCAATCCAGCAGTCTGGACTATGCTAGGTCACGCAAGCGGCCAGTGGATTAGATCTCTCCTGATAGTACCAGCAGACAAGCAGACACCGCAGGGCATGGGTTCAGCGTTGACTTACGGAAGACGCTACGCTTTGAGCGCAATCGTAGGCATTGCTGCTGATGAGGATGACGACGGCAACGCCTCTGAGTCACAATCGCAGCAACAGCCGAAACAACAACAACAAAGACCACAACCACCCAGCGCTGCACCACAAGCACCATTTACTGGCGATGCTTCTAGCTATGTTTTTCCAGCAGGAAAATTCAAAGGCAGACGAATGGCCAGCATCAGTAGCGGCGAGCTGATCCAATGGATTGAATACTTTGAAGGAAGTGGCCAGGAACCAAAAGGCTGGCTAGTTGATGCGTTAAAGCTTGCCAAGCAATTTGTAGGCAAGGTGATTGAGGCAGAGGGACTAGAAGCAGGTAACCCAGTACAGAGTCAGCTAGATGATATCCCTTTTTAAATTTTGGCTGTGGAAGTTAAAGGCGAAGCTTAGTGGCAAAAAGCTATCGCCGTTTATCGACAACAAAAAACTTATAAAGGCGCTTAAAGATGTTCAAGGCTGATTATAACCATCTGTGCTGGCGGTGTGAGCTACGGTGGTGGAGCGACTGGGGAGCAAAAAAACTTAGAACTAACGAGGTTGAAATATGTCTTTGCGACAAATGCCAAACGAAACTGAAAAAAGAGAGGACGCTCGGGGACAAGAGAACGCTCAAAAAAAGACTGTCACTGGACGCGCAGTTAAGAACATCATCACCAACGCACTACTGGCCATAGTCGCTGTGCTAGTAATTCCAATCATAGCGTACAGTCTAAAGAAACAAGCAAGGGGAGGTCATGGGTAATTTTTTCTACACGATTTTTCAGATCATGCTATTTGCATTCGCAGTTGTCGCTGCGTTTTGGATCTTAGTCATACTAGCTAACATAGCGGTGTTTATATTCGATCTAGCAAAAATGTTGGTGGAACATGCAACAAACAGAAACAAGTAAACCAGTCGAATCGTCTGAAATTTTCACAGGGAAAATCAGAGAATCGGTGCGCCTAATCGCAATCGAGCATTTGCACGAAGCGCTGAGGGCCGGATTGAACCATGAAGCGATGCGGCACGTTATAGCTGCGATAAGGGTTTTAGAGCGATGAAAAAACGCAAACCAAGAAAACCTAGAGATTGGCACGATATGGCTTGGGTGTTAAAAGACGTTGACGGTTACGGGATATATTTGTCTAGAACGCTATGTACCTTAGATTTCTCTTCGGCAAACAGTCTCGGTAAGTGGTTATTAAAAGCAGCGAAGTGGGCTAAGGCGCAGGAGGCAGAGAAATGACTATACTTGACGAACTAGAGCGACTTAGTAAAGAGGCGAGCCGTGGCGGCTGGTCATGCAAAGAGATGGCTTATAATCTGTTTCTTGTAAAAAATGGCGAAGGGACTATCTGCGACGTAGCTACATGGTCTTATGGAGAGCAGGTTGCTAGGTATACACGAGCACACGCTGAACTGATTGTACTTATGCGTAACAATATCGACGCTCTGATTGAGGTTGCTAGGGCGGCGCAGTCGATAGTGAATGCACACTATATCGACGCTACTTGTAAAGACTGTACCGGCGAAACAAACCACGTTGAGCAACTATTAGAAAGTCTCGAAAGGTTGGATAAACTGGAGCAAGTTAGTAATGGCTGAAGCAAAATTAATTTACCGAGGTCTGCAATCAGGGAAAACAAATCACCAAGCGATGGTCCTTGCTGACCTTGCTAAAGCCTACACTACTGTTGAGATTAAAGTTGTATCTGAGGAGATGTTGCTAGCAAAGCAAGAAATCTCCAAGCTACGGGCCGTGGCTGCCGCTGCGCAGACGCTTCTCACAAGCTGCTGCGAGGCCAGTAAGGAATTACACGGGATGCTTGAATTAGAGGGAGCACTGGAGGAATTGAAATGAGCGATAAAACCAAACTACTTAAATTGCGCGATGAACTGCGACTACTTCGTGCTCAAGTAGAATCGGCGATCAAAGAGGTGACTGAAAATGACAAGCGTCAATGGTTGTCGTCATGCAAGTGTGAACAAAATGCTTTCGCCAGTGCGATATATGGTGTGGCGTGTAAACGTTTGCTGAAATGTTTAGAAAAATTAGAGGAGACCAAATGAGCGACAATATTGAATGCCCTTTTTGCGGAATAGTTTTTCAAATACATCCACACGAAGTGTCAGTTATACACCCGCCAAACGCAAGCGATGGGGTTCAATGCCCGTTATCCGTATTTATTTGTACTAAAGAACAATGGAACATGCGCCCACCCAAAAAAGAAATAGGCCACCTACCGAAGTCTACGCAAGATGAGGTTGAATGGCTTAGGTCGATGGTGGAAAAGTTTGTGGGTGAATTTAAGTGAAAAATAATAATGATGGTAGCATCACCATTTTCCCAGAATTTATAGTTAAAGGGTCGCTGCTTTCGACATGGTTAAAGACAGAAGTTCAGGATGGGGACATTATCCAAGTTATTAAAACCAGTAAAAATGCGGTGGTGTTGTTTCTGAAAAGATCAAATGCAATGTATTTAGTTTGTGGTGAAGACGAATGAAATACCAACTTTTAAACGGCTGGACGCCGCACAGTGTTTTTTACGGAGCGACAAGTAGCTGGCATAACGCCGTTCCTGGTCTATGGTATCGAATTGAGCACGGTTATGTATTGGACCTCAAACAACCGTTCAGTAAGCGGGCATATGATCGTCTACATAAATTCAGCACGAAGTTTGATAACAAACACGAAGCTCTAGCCCGCTGGCTAGTGGCGAATACAGAGGGGGATTGGTGATGGAGCATACTTGCCCGCATTGTTTAGCTAAGTATTGGTCACAAGGCGGGATAGAAGTAAAAACAAAAGAAGATGCAGAGCTTATTTTAAGCTTTATCTCTTTAAGAAAATCAGAACAAGAGTTGATTTTAAATCTAGTCAGTAGGTTAAACGATGGACGATTACGACAAGAGAAAGTTAGAACGACTTGAAAATTTAGAGAGAAACGTTAGGTCAGCTATTGATTATTTTTCTCTCGCAATTAAGACAACGTGGTTTGTTGGAGCTATTGGACTTCCAACTTTAATTTTTCTCGCACCAGTGAAAGAAGAAAGAACTTTGCAGGCTGTATTGTTATTTATGGTTATCGCTTTTTTGTTTGGACTTGCGAAAGCTGATAAGGCGTTAGGAAAGCTAAAATGAAGTACCGCAAAAAACCAGTAGTGATTGATGCGTGGCAATTTAATGGTGAAGACGGTATGAAATGGCCGAAGTGGATTCATGAATGGAGAACACCCGAAGGACTAGTTGCATATTTTTTAGAAGGTAAAATATGGATACCAACACTTGAGGGCATGATGACTGGTCAACCAGGTGATTGGATAATTCGCGGGATAAGAGGCGAACTTTACCCATGCAAAGACGACATATTCAAAGCAACTTATGAGAAGGTTGATGGGTAGAAACCCTTCCCCGAGTTCTTGGAGGGGAAGGGCTAAGGTAAGGAATGCAGCGAAAGGGAGGTCGTGTCGATCCAAGTCTCGACAAACAGACTTCGGAAGCTTGCGTAAATAGTTTAGCCAAGTTAAATTGATTTAATGAAACGAACAACACAGCCACAACAGCATACAGGTAGACCTAAGTTAGATCCGAATGACGATACCGTCAGGGTGGGGTTCACTGTTCAGATGAAACTTTGGTCTTGGTTTATGGAACAAGCTGAGAAGCGGCAAATAGGATACTCCACACTATTCCGCGAGATGGTGGAGAAGATCAAAAATGAGCAAGAAAAAATATACTGATTACTTGCAAGAAGCTCCAGAGCCAAAGGAGCCTGAACCTAAGCTACCAACTAAAGAGCAAAACGAGGCTATCGCCGAGCTGTATCGCTCCGCTAAAGATATGCGTGGCCAAGACCACATGAAGCTTTGTGCGTTTTACGTCGTCAATAGAGAGCATTGCGATTGTGGTCTAAACCCACTAAGGATGGCTGTCTTATCGCTGGAGGCTACCGGGTGGACACCATAGAAGACCTTCAATTGCTCTCAACCAGAAAGGCAGCAGAGCTTCTAGGCTTTACAGTCTCTTACATGAGAAAGCTAAGGTCTATCGGCAAGGGACCGCCTTTTGTTCGTCTATCCTCAAGATACGTCGCCTATAGGGTAGTTGATTTAAGAGCATGGCTACACACCCATAGTCGGTCTAAAAACGAGGACGATAGGCATGAGAGAAAAAACAGTGTCTCAGTTAATCCAAAGTGCAAAAAGACAACTAACCAAAAACAACAACCAGCATATTGATTTTATCGAGGGCATTCTTGGAAAACTTGCAACAAACCTTGGCATTGATCCTAGCAACAGCGTCTCTATCAATTCTTCTTTTCGATCTGAAGCAAAGAGCCAAAGAAAAAAGAGACTTAGCCTCCGCAAAGGGAGAAGCAGAAAAGGCAGCGCAAGCACTGTCAGAGCTTCACAACAAACAGATCGCACAACTTGCAGAACTGAACAGCAAAGTATCAGCACATGAAATGCTGATTAAGGCACAGAACACTAATAATAATGTAATGAAGCGTTTTTAATTTTCTAAAAAAGATTTTATGAACGAAATTGCTCCAAAAAGAGGACCGGGTAGACCGAAAGGCTATCCTAAGACCGGAGGACGCAAGCCAGGGTCTGTAAACAGGAACCGTACACTGCTGATACAGGAGTTAGCAGAGCAGGGTATACAGCCTGTTTTGAGGATTTTAGAGCTACTTCCTAAAGTCAGTGAAGAAAAGCAACTTGATGTTTGGATTAAGCTGATGAGCTTTTGCTATCCACAATTTAGGCAGGTAGAGGTGTCTGGTCAAATAAACTCGGTAACGGTAACGCCTGATAATGTGGCAGACTTATGCCGATTAGCCAGAGAAGGGGTGACACAGGATGTCATTATTGACAGCGACTCAGAAGACAGACAGCTACTATCGGACGATCCTACTTGAAGACGTGGACGCTGGGCTTGATATCACAAGCATAGCGATAGACATTTCTACCTATGACATGGGCAGCCTACAGTTCTGTTTTTCGGGAGCAGATACCAAAAAGGGTAAATTTATTGTTGAGGTATCCAATAACGGAGTAGGATGGTGCTCTCCTTTCCCTGACTCCCTGACAAAAACAACACAGACCACCGATGGCTGTGTGTTGTATGATATGCCTAACCTGACAACTAACTGGATCAGAGCAAGGTACACTTCGGGCACCAACTCAACCGGGCTGTTTACTGCTGTTTTGTTTGTTAAAAGGCGGAGATCTAACCACCCATGACAGATTGCGTAGTTCAAACAACACCGATGGAGGGTGAGTTTACAGTCACCGGCTTAAGAAACGGCGGCGCAGTAATCAAGTTGCCGCTGGTTGATACTAATTGGACGCAAGTTGATTTAACGGCAATCCCAGATATAAACGCTTGCGCGATACAAAACCAAGGCGCGGTAAATATTTTGCTTGCCTACTCTGGATCAGCGGCAACAGACGAGGCAATGATAATCTATGCAAACGGTGGCGAGCGCCAATACACCATAAAAAACACGATTACTTTATATTTACGCAGCGTGAGCGGCGCAACTAATGCCCATATAGAGCTACTTTCATGAGCACTGGCTATATTGGGGCAACGCACCCTGGCGAAATTAAATGGCGCACAATAGAGGCGGTTATCGGCGCGAGCGCATCAGCCGATCTTGACGTAGTACCTCTTACTAATTTTAATTCCACAAAATATTACATAGAATTACGCAATGCCGGGAACACATTGTTTAAATCGTTCGAGGTGTTTTGTTTTCGTAAAGGTTCAAGCGACGTGTCCGATACTATTTTTGCGCGCATCGGCGATGCACTCGCTATAGAGGCTAACGTATATGTTTCGTCTGGTTATGTTAAACTTGAGTTAGTCAATAACGAGGCATTCCCTATTACTTGCAAGGTCACAAAACTTTTTCATTAGCGGTAAAAAATGGCTAGAGTTTTAAATGGGATTGAAAAAGGTATCAGGCTTCACGGCGAGAATAGTGACACGTCAAATGTAGATATCCTTTTCGGAACGACGTCCCCCGGTGGCGATGCTGGAGATCAAGACGCAGCAGCACTTGGTTCTTTATATATCCGCCAAAACGGCGGAAGTTCAGCGATCTACCAAAAAATCGACACAACCAATACCGCAAGCGACTGGATCATTAACGGCGAGCCGAAAATACCCCAATATACTGAAGACCCAATTAGTCCCCAAGCCGAAGATACTTGGGTAAGAAAAACAGCCTTGCTATCTCACACGCTTTTGCAAATTGGTTTAACAACACCCACTAACAAATACGAATTAAGATATCGAACACAAGAAAACGTCACCGTTGGCGTTATTTTGACTTAAAGGTTTTAAAATGGCTGACAATATTACAGTTACACAAGGCACCGGTACTACGATGGCAACTGATGACGTGAGCGGGGTTCAATACCCGCGCGTTAAAGTGTCTATTGGAGCAGACGGTTCCGCAGTAGATGTTTCTACAGCTAACCCTATGCCGGTTTCTGTGACAAATCTTGCTGGGGTTACAAGCAATAATTGGGTGACACTACGTTCTTTTTCTATAGATACGGTGAGCGCCGATTTTAACACTAGGCCAACAACTGGCCAATTTGTGACTATTGCAGATATTTTGCCCGGCACACAACAAATTGAAGTTGTGGCAAAAATTAAAACAACACCGTCAAGTTTATATCGTTTGTTTATTTGGATCGATGACGGCACAGAAGTTTACTGCGTATCTCCGTCAATCAATACAGCCGGGGATAATTCTTTTTCGGTTCAAGACACAAACGACATTTATGACGGCGCGGTTCCGGTTTTGATCGATCTAAAACGCTATACCCCTTCAATTAAAGTAGCTGCGAGAATCGTTGTAGAAGCAGCAAGCGTAGTTGTTGACGTTGATGGCAATTGTTTTAACCCAAGCTTTAAAGGCGGCGAAGAAGTCTTGCTTAACACCACTGGAGTATTGCCAAGTGGTCTTGCAGCTAACGCTGAAAATTTTGATGGAGCAACCGACAGTTTTTCCTACACAGGCGCAAATTTTACGGCAAATGAGCCGCTAAGAATTACGCACAATAACGGAGTGGCTGGATTAATGCCGCCTCTTGGGATTGCGGCATGTATTGAAGCCAAGGATTTAGTTCTGGGTTCAAACGAGTTGGTGCTTGACGGAAGGGTACCAAACCCCTTTGTGGTTGGTGATACTGTTAGATTAAGGGCTTACGGAAACTCTGTATTGCCTACAACATCGGTTGGGGCGTTTACTCAATCAGCTACCTTTACGGTGTCTTTTTCGTCGGGCAACACAATTAAATTATCAATTGACGCAATTCAAAATTATTTACTCGTAACTCAAGGCGTAGGCAAATTTTTTATTTTTAAGTGGCCATATGATTACGTATTCATGCGCGGCACCAACCAATTGAGTAGAACGGCTGGAGGACCGGCAATCGATTTCATTGATGAATATACAAATGTCCCAGTGACGATTACCCCAGGACAAGCGGCGCATATATCCTATCCAACAGGAACATTTACCCCGCGAAATATTGAAAATTCATGGGTGTTCACTGTTGCCGCACTGGGTACAGCTATTTCTGCGGGAGCGGTTTACCGAGTTACATCGGGGGGCGTAAACTACGATTTTACGATCGGAAACGGCGCAAGTATTGGAGATACTATCGTCCGCACAACGGCATTTACTGGGTCACCCCCTGCGACCGGAACCCTTGCCCTACAATCTGGAACAGGTCCGGCGTCAATTGCTTACACTGCAAACACTTTTGGTTTAATTGCAAACAACACTTTTCTCCATGTGATTTGGGCAGACACTTTAAATTTGTTTGTCGCGTGTGCTTCAACGGGCACAGGCAACAGAATTATGACATCTCCGGATGGCATCACTTGGACTGCTCGGCAATCGGCGGCGGATAACACATGGGTAAGACTTGCGTGGAATGGGACAATTTTAGTTGCAATCGCGCAATCCGGCACGGGCAACAGAGTTATGACTTCTACAAACGGCATTAACTGGACACTTAGAACATCGGCGGCGGATTTATCTTGGTCTGGAATTACGTGGTCCTCAACTTTAAATTTATTTGTTGCAGTTGCAATCACCGGAGTTGGTTCAAGGGTTATGACATCTCCAGATGGCATTACTTGGACACTTCGCGCTGTGCCAAGTGATTTAACATGGACTGACGTTATTTGGGCCGGAGGGTCAACCAACCTATTTGTAGCAGTTGCTGCTTCTGGTTTTGATAACCGGGTTATGACTTCTCCAGACGGCATCACATGGACGCTACGGAGTGTTCCGATTTCAGCTAACTACAGAAGTATTGCATGGTCTCCCACCTTAAATTTGTTTGTAGCAGTTGGAGACGGCGGAGTTATTATTACATCGCCAGATGCTATCACTTGGACACAGCGAACAACGCCGCTGGGCTTTAACTATACTTTTGTTATGTGGCACGCAGGATTAAATTTATTTGTTGCTTCTGCTTCAAACGGCACAAACAACAGAATAAATACTTCACCCGACGGCATAAATTGGTCAGTTAGAACAACGCCAATTGATCAGACATGGGTGGCTGTCGCCGAGTCGCCAAATTTAAATCGAATGGTTGTTATTAGTAGTAGTTCCATAGCAAACGCAATCATGACGTCCGACAATTCTAGTTGGATTGCTCACGGGTATTCGGCTGGAAAAGAATTGATTCTGCAAGCTACAACGCCGCCAACAGGGGCAGTTAACTCGCAACGATTCTTTGTAGCAGCAAGTCCAGCGCCAACCGCTTATGCGTATTCCCTTTCATTAACAAACGGGGGTCCAGCAGTTGCGTTTTCCGCTGTTGGTACGGGTGTAAATTTGGTCGATCCATTAACACCAGAAGTGTTAAACCCGGTTAATGTTATGATTGGCGTACCCGCTAATCTAACTTTCGCTCAAAATTTTGTAATCCAAAACTCTTTAACACCAATGAAACTTTCTGGTGCTGTGTTGCCTGGAGGGTATACTTCCGGGCAAACTCTTTACCCAACAAGCTCGTTATTGAGCGGTGTTCAAGTTTTATCACTCAATAAATTTACACCAACAACCTTCACGTCAGCCGGAACATCGGTAACCATGTCAAGCCCAGGCTATATTGCAAATATTGTTTTGGAAAAAACCAGGGCCTTTGTTGCGCAAAGTCCTGTGCCAAGCAATACAAATTTAAAACTTGCAAACACAGCAGGCGGTGCTGCTATTACAACAAAAGGCGGTATCGGTAGTTTTGAAATTAAGGATGTGTCGGGGACGCAAATTAAAGCGACAAGTTATGTAAAAGCTAGGGCAATTTAATGGCGACAGCAATTACACAAACCCGGCAACAAAACTCAATAGTGTCCCGTGAATGGACACCTAAAAGTATATGTTCATTAGTTTGGTATGACGCCGCAGACTTAAGCACGATATCGACAATTAATGGCAGGGTTTTTGAATGGCGCGACAAAAGCGGCAACAAAAGACATTTAAAACAATCACAAGAGACTCGAAGACCGATATTAAAATTAAATGGCTTAAACGGTTTGCCTGTTGTTGGTTTTAATCGCGGCGCAAATTCGTCTTTAAGCCATGAAAAATTTCCAACATCGACATATCGAAAAATAAATCTATACGTGGTTTTAAAATATGGCGTTTTTGGAACAGAACTAGCCGACATACAGGCGATATGTGACACAAGACACACGTCGACAGCTCAGTTTTTCATTCAGGATAGGCCAGACCTTAGAGATCGACCGCCATATCGCTATTTAACTAATAGCGTAAATACTTCCAATGGCGAAATTGGAAATGGCCAATGGATTCAGTTAACGAATATAATAAGCACAAACATAACCGAAATGCACGTAAATGGTAGGTACAATAGCAGTAACGCGGTATTTTCTTTTCCCGTTTTCCGCCAAGAATTTGCAATTATGTCAACCTATGCACTAGGTCGAACAGTTAACGGTGATTGTGCTGAATTTATAATAACGGATAATCCAGATCCCCTAGAAAAAAATAAAATGGAACAATATTTAGCGAACAAGTGGGGGCTAAAAAAATGAACAAAATAATGAAATTTGAAACATTAAATGATCAGATGATTCTAAACACAATGAACGCAGATGGTTGGATCTGTTTGCAAATATTTAATGACGGCGAAAATTGGTATGGTTTATTTGAAAAAGTAATGGTGTAAACGTGAAGCTAGATAACGCAGCGGGAGTGTCCCCCAAGGACGCCAGGAGGCTGGCGCTGACGTTGTAGTCGATACGCAAGACTTTTACAGGAGAGCGCCACAGGATAAATGGGGTAATGACGAAGTTAAGTTAGAGCCATTGCCCAAAGACCATTGGCGAGTTATAAGAAAGCCAAGATAAACAACCAGTAACCACCATAGCGATCTATCAAATGACGATTGCAGCCAGCTCCCTTGAAGCAGCACATGCCTTATGGCACGCTGGCATATTGTCATGGAAGCTATGGCCACAACAGTTACCCATATACAACCGAATTAGAGAGCTACCACCAGAGGCAGACGAGGTGGTCATTCTTTGTGCGCGACAGTTCGGAAAGTGCCTACCATGGGATACTCCTGTAGCAACGCCGCAAGGTCCGGTAAACATTAAAGACTTATCGGTTGGGCAGTTCGTATATGGCTATAACGAAAATGGCGATATAGAGCTAACGCAAGTCATAGCAAAAGAATGCACGGGCGAGCGCGAAGTTATTCCCATGTACTCTGGTGGACGGTTTGTTGCAGCCAGCACCAAAGAACACAGATGGCTTGCGCGTTGGAGAAACGGATCAGAGAGGGTTGTATGCACCGATGAGTTTAAGAAAGGAGCTAAGTTTAGAAGGGAGTTTGTTAGATACCCTCTTGGATCGGTAAAAGAGCCATACGCTTATGCGCTCGGCGCTTTGATTGGTAACGGGTGTGTTGGTCACGCCAACAAGCTATTGCTATCCTCTTTCGATTGCAGAGTACCGAATAAAGTTGCCGAAATAATCGGATGCCAAGCAATTAAAGCCACAGGAAAAAATTACACTTGGTCGATCACAACAGCTAAAGGTAAGAGCAAGCACAGCGCAAAAATACTCCCTAATCACCGTGCGTGGTTTGACATGTATTCTCGCGAGAAAAGACTGCTAAGAGAAGTCATATCATCGTGGGACAGAGAAAGCTGTCTAAGCCTACTAGCGGGTCTGATCGACACCGACGGAACAGTAAGGCTTCAAGAAGATGGATGTCTAAGACTTGCTTATAACACAGCGAGCAAGCAACTAGCTCTCGATGTCCAATGGCTAATTGATAGGCTATTCCAGAGATCTCCAACTATAACAACAAGCCACCGTAAAGGATCGGACGAGTTTACAGTTTTTGTTACCAGTAATTTACATGTCACGAGGATGCTTAAAGAGCTTAATGATTACATGGTTGTCGATCACAAGAGGTGGCAACCAGAGTACGACCACATTGGCACCAGAAACCACAAACTAGATACTATCGGGCTAACCTATGGCGATCCGTACTACGAGGAATGCTGGGATATTCAGGTAAGCAATTCAACGAATCTTTACGTTCTACACAACGAGGGTTTGATAACTCATAACAGCCACATGATCACCCTGCTGGCGGTAGAGGACTGCTTGCGGTTTGACGACGTGTGCATTCTGATTGTAGCTCCTACTTTGAAGCAATGCCGGGAGATCGTTACGCCAAGATTACGGCGCATTGCTAAAGACGCGCCACCAGGGCTTATCATGCCGTCTAAGTCAGAGGGCAAGTGGTTTATAGGCAATTCTGAGCTGGTCATGGGCGGGATGGACATTAACTCCAGCTCGCAGCGCGGTAAGACTGTCCAGAATGTCTATATTGAGGAGATCGTTGATTCAAAACCAGATGACTATAACGAGTCTCTGAAGTCAGATATTGGTCCTGCTCTAACGCATTCTGATGGCGGGAAGCTGATCTTTGCTACAACTCCTCCAAAGATACCTGACCATCCGTTCGTTACCGACACCATGGTCAAGGCTAGGCTATCAGGGTCGCTATTCACTTATACCATCGACGACAACAAAATGCTGTCTAAGGATCAGTATGATGCTTGCGTCAGAAGGTCTGGAGGACGTGACTCTGTTGACTTCCGTAGGGAGTATCTTTGCCAGATTGTTCGTGATCGCTCGATTGTCATTATCCCTGACTTTGACGACAGCCATATATCTCCCCTAGCAGAGCCAGGGCTAAATATGAACCTAGAGGTGTTCATAGACTGGGGTGGCGTTCGGGATAAAACGGCGGCGCTGCTTATGGGATATGAGTTCTTGACTGGCATGGATTATGTGATTGATGAGATGGTATGGGACCACAACACACCAACAGAATTAATAGTCAAAGACATCAGAAAAAAGTGGAAGGATCTTGCGATAGGCACCTATTACGCTGACGTGCCTGGGCAGCTAAAGATTGACTTGGCCAACAGCCACAAGTTCCCGGTGGTCATACCCATAAAAGCTGACTGGGAGGCAGCGATAAACGGCATGGCTAACCGTTTTACCCAGCGTAAGGTACTTATCAATCCACGTTGTAAGATGACTATCGAGACAGCTCGGTCTGGTGTCTTTAATAAGCTTCGCACTGACTTTGATCGCTCCAAAACCTTGGGACACATGGACTGCATTGCAGCGCTCATGTACGGCATTCGATGCCTGAACAGGCTAAGTCCATACCCGGCAACTACTACCCATCGAGATTGGCAGTGGCAGAGAGTAAAGTCTCAAGATACCATGCCGATAACACCAAAGACTTTCGGGACGCCACAAAAGAGGTTTGTGTGAGAATCACGCTAACGAGGCTTTTGGAAACCTCAAAGTACCTAGCCACCGAGGTGGGTCAGGCTATACCCGGCTTCTTTGACTACATGGCGGAGTTTGTCGAACAAGTTACCAGATCCTTGCGAAGCGGTTTGACCTTCTCAGACAACTTCGATTGCGACGTTAAGACCGTAACCCTTACTCACAACACAGAACAGATCGTTTCCGCAACAAAGACAGCCTTTGGCATTTTGCCTGTGCGTGTTGTGTCCCAAGGCGTTGGGATAGAATCCTTTGCTTGGTGGTATAACGACCAAGGCGCTTTGACTGTAAAGGCGGCATTCACGGGATCGCCTACCAGCGCTCAGAGCGTTGTTATTGTGGTATTATTTTAGTACGCTCTCCACAGAAATAACAAAAATCACATCTACCAGAAAGGCGACGTGATGACTGAAGCAAGTCAGGGCGCTGCTGCGTCCAATGATTCTGTGTCTGGGAGTAGTAATAATCAGGTGTCAGGTAAGCGCGTCTATGTACCGGAGCATAAGACGGCACCAACGAATGCGGAGCCACCGAAACCAGCTCCTACATTCAAGGGCACCAAGCACAAGGTTCGAGTCGAGGGGCAGGAGTTCGAGGTTGATTACGACGATTTACTCACTGGATACCAAAAGGCTCAAGCGAGTTCTAAGCGGTTCCAAGAAGCGAGTAAAATCCATCAAGAATCGAAGCCAGTAATTGAAGCTCTCGAAAAGGGAGATATCAAGTTTCTGGTTAACAAGCTTGGTCCAGATAGAGCTAAACAGCTTTTTGAGGACTATCTTGTCGAACAAATGGAGTACGAAAGTCTCTCTCCCATCGAAAAGAAAGCTATTGAGGCTGAACGTCGAGCCAAGCAATTAGAAGAGCAACTTGAAGCTCGCAAGAAGCAGGATGCTGAAGCAGAGCAAAAGGAAAAGCTAACTAAGGCTCACGATGAGGTTGACGCACAAGTCTCTGAAGCGCTCAAAAAGATTGGAAAGAAGCCAACACCAAGGCTCGTGGTCCGTATCGTCGATGAAATGATTTCTGACATGACTACCGGCAACGATACCTTTGATGCTGACAAAGCTTCTGCCAAGGCGATTAGGTCGGTTCATCAGGACATATCAGAGTTCTTAAGTGACATGAGTGCTGCTGATGCAATCCAGATTCTGCCTCCACAGCTTTTGAAGGCGATCAGGGAATACGAAGTGCAACAGGTTATGGGTGAAAAGTCCAAGATAAGAGTGAAACCAGAGGCCAAGCCACAAAGTAATGCTGCTTCAAACAAAGCAAAAAGTATTACCGAGGCTTTTAAATCTATCGAACAACGCTTTGCGAGGTAAAATAATATGTCAAAGATGAGCCTAGCTTATTATAATGATCAACTTGGAAAGGTTGATCCTCACGTTACCCAATTGGTTTTTGATATCACAGGCGCTAAGGCGTCTTCTCCAATCCCAGCTAACAGCGCTTCGCTGGTTGCCTACGACGCGATTGCATCCCAATCCGTTATTGACGACTTCCTGGGAACGACCAACGAGTTTTTAGTTTCTGCTTTTGACGCAACCGCAATGGGCACCGATGCAATTGCTTGTATCGTTAACATGTGCGGACAAATGAAGCAGCTAGTTTACGTCGAAGTGCTCGTTTATAGCGGCACTGGCGGCGCGACGCTCACGTCACGGGCTGTTCAAGCCTCCTCTGCTTTGACGGGATCTCTGGCAACAGAGGCTGCCGTTGGAGCATCGGGCAACGTTGCAGTTAAGGCTGTGGTCACTGGCCTTGATGCCTTGACTGACGGAACCATCGTTGTTCGTTTGCACTGGATCTCAAAATAATTAAACGAAAATAAGGAGCTACTTATATGACGACTCAAGGAAGTGTTTCAAATAAGGACGCAATTGAACTATTCAAGGATGTCTATGGCGAGATGCACGATCTGGTTCCTGATGACCAGATTTTGGCAAAAGACATCCCTTGGGATGAAGGTTCTAAGGTTGGTGACAAGTTCAAGGAAGACGTAGTTTTGGGAGCAGAAACTGGTATCACCTTCGGTGGTTCCGGCCAAGATGCTTTCGAGATTAACCCAGCTATCGCTGGCGCTGTTCGTCAGACGGAAGTGACGCCATATGTCACTATGTTGCCGTCCATTTTGCCGTTTGCGACTATTTCACGCTCGCTCGGTGACGAGAAAGCATTCTTCCAAGCAACCAAGTTCATCACGATGAACAACCTAAAATCCCACAACAAGTTCAAAGAGATTACTCGTCTCTATGGTCAAAGCACCAAAGGCTTGGGAACCGTTGCCTACATGACGCAAACCTATCGTGGCGTTGCGTTTACGAACGGCACCGGAACCTTGAACAGTATCGCTTTCACCAACGGCATCAACGCTGCTGGCAAGTATATCTTGATCAACGCTGGCCAGTTTGCTGCTGGTCACTGGGTTGGTATGCAAGGCATGAAAGTGAAGCAAGTTAACGTCTCAACTGGCGCTGTTGTTGGCGCTGGTAAGCTCGTTAGCTACAACGCGAAGTATGGCTACATTAAAGTAGACTTTACTCCGGTTGCTGCTTCTAGCTTGAACAGCCATAAGCTAGTTCTTGACGGCTGGGAGTCGTCTGGTGAGATGGTCGGTATCGAGGCGATCTTGACCAACACTGGCATGCTCTTTGGTATCAATACGGCACAATACCCATTGTTCAAGGGTAACGTCGTTGATAACGAAAGCAAGAAACTGACTTTAGCTCGCCTTAACGAGTATATCGCTGATGCGGTAAACGGTGGCGGTTTGGAAGGTGACGTAACTGTTTACGTTAACCCACGCACTTGGGGAACCATGGCGTCAACGGAAGCAGGACTTCGCGTTTATGACAAGTCATACAGCGAAAGCCAAGCTAAAAACGGCTTCATGGACCTTGAGTTCTACAGCCAAACCGGCAAGCTCACTATCAAGGCGCACCGTTGCGTTAAAGAGGGCGAAGCTGCTGTATTAAAGCTTGATTGCTGGAAGCGTTCAGGCTCCGCGCAAGTAGGCTTCAAAGTTCCAGGTATGGACCAAGACTTGATCAAGCCTCTTGATAACCAAGCTGGCTATCAATTCAAGTCGTTTGGTGATGAGTACACGTTTACTTATCAGCCAGCGCACAATATCTGGATCACCGGAATCAACGACGAATCTGCAAGCTAATCAGTGAAACCTTGGGGAGTGCAGCCTTCGGGCTGCCTTCCCTTTTCTCTTTAATAGAGGTCAAAGATGGCTACGAATGTAACTTGGAACGGTATCACCTATTCAATACCGGCTGCTGGTGAAACGGGCTGGGCAAGTCTTAGCGATTTTTTGATCGCTCTTGGCAACGGCGCTGCTGTTGCTCAAGAAATGGTGCAAACGCTCAACGTACAATCCGGAGCGAGCTATACTTTATCTTCAACAACTGATTGGTCTGTTTATCTAACGAATGCTGGAGCAAGAGCGATTACGCTACCTGCTGGCGTAACCAATCAAGTGTTTATGATCGTTGATGGCTCTGACGCTTCTGTTGGGAACATCACGATAACGCCAAACGGCGCGGAAACGATTAACGGCGCTGCAACACTTGTTTTAAATAAAAACAGAGCCTGGGTGATGATCCAATATCATACCGGGTCTACTGATTGGAAAGTTATCGGCCAAGGTCAAGGTCTTGGTAACTTGGTGAGCTTATCGTCTGGTGTAACTGGTACTTTGCCAATCGCCAACGGCGGCACTGGCCAAACGACTGCTAATGCTGCTTTAAATGCTTTGTTGCCTTCCCAGACTGCAAACCGAGTATTGCGATCTGACGGGACCAACACCTCATTTTCACAGGTTGCTTTAGGCACTGATGTCAGCGGCACGTTGCCAGTAGCAAACGGCGGGACTAATTCCAGTACCGCGCTAAACAACAACAGAGTCATGCAGTCTTCTGGTGGCGCTATTGTCGAGGCTGCTGCAATCACAGCTTCACGGGCTTTAGTGTCTGACTCTAACGGCATACCTACGCACAGCACTGTGACACAGGCTGCTTTAGAGGGCTTTGCTGGGGACATAGCAGGAAAGCAGCCTTTAGATGCAACCTTGACAGCTCTTGCTGGTCTTGATGGTACTTCTGGTGTGTTGGCTCAGACTGGCGTTGATACATTTGCAAAGCGCACTATCAGCGCTGGTAGCTCAAAAATTATTGTAACAAACGGCACAGGCGCGTCTGGTAATCCATCAATTGACGTATCAGAGTCAGACCTGACTTTAGGCAACATCGGCGGTACGCTTGGGGTCCCTAAGGGCGGCACAGGCGCAACAACAGCAAACGGCGCACTAGCAAATATTTCAGGAATGACGGCCAAAGGTGACATAATTACTCGTGACGCTAGTTCTCCAGCTATTTTAGGTGTCGGCATTAACGGTCAAGTTCTCACTGCTGATTCAAGTCAAACTCTAGGTATGAAGTGGGCCGACATCGGCAACGGAGGTTCTGGCGAAATAAATGTAATTGAAAACCCTTCGGCGGCATCGGCTATAACTGGCTGGGTTGCCTCCGGTGCGGGTATCACCGTAGATAGAACAACCGCAGCTAGTGACTTACCTTTAAAAGGTCCAGTTAATTCAGCGATTAAGATTGCTCCTGTTTCTGGCAGCAATTACGTCCGATATCGCTGGACAATGCCAGCGGCACTTAAAAACAGAAAACTGAAACTAGAATGGCATCAAAGGCCGCTATCAGGTTATGCAAGCGGCGATTTGAAAGTTGAAGTTTATAAAAACTCACTCTCTGATTACACCGGAAGCTACACTGAATTCGCCTTATCAACAGATAGTTCTGGAACATCTGCGATACCTAATGCGACTGGTAAATACTCCTCGTCCTATGACACCGATGACGGTGACTACTACGAATTGAGAATAGTTCGAGTTTCAGGAACCACGGCTCTCAATATAACCAACGTGATTATCGGTCCGGGGATTCAACCGCAGGGTGCGGTTGTCAGTGGAGAACAATCTTACAGCCCAACACTAGTAGGATTCGGTAGTCCAACAATTCAAAGTTTTACATACAGCCGAGATGGTGAATATATAGAAATCCAAGGCCGTTTTGTTACCGGCACAAATACGGGAACAGAGGCTAGAATACCATTACCAACTGGACTTACTATTTCAGGTTATGTAGCAAATAAAGTAGTAGGTCGCCTTTATCAAGAGGCTGTCAACAGCTCCGACGACAGTTTTTCTATTCTCGCCATTGATGGCAATAGCTACCTGACGATAGGAGAGCAAAGTTCTAACGACGGTCTTACAAACGTAATAGGTACGGTATTGGCTTCTAGTCAGCCTACGTCGTTTTATGCTCGTGTTAGAATCGCCGAATGGGCAGGCTCAGGCACCGTCAACCTAGCGCAGAATGATGTGGAGTATGCATATAATACCGGCACCTGGGACGCAGATGATGAATCCTCCTTTGGGTATGGTCCATCAGGTCAAACAATACCTACCAGCACAAATTTAACAACCTCACGAACAAAAAGAATTAGGTTCTCAACTCCCGTACAACCAACGGATGTATTATCGTTAGAGTTCGAGGTAGCTGGTAGATGGGTTGAATTGTCCGCATATCTGAGAGATACTGGTTACACCATTCTACCACTGCACTATGGTGCGTCTGCTGCAACTACAGATGAAGTAGGTGCTATAGTGCAGCCGATCTCTGGGTCTTCCACAGACGTATATGTCAGGTTTGGACGTTACGCAGCACGGTATAACAATGCTACCAATGTTGGCTGGTCAACCGCTATTTCTTCCTCAACTATTAAATGGCGTGTTCGTAAGGCGGCTGGCGGCCAAGCGGTAGGATTTGGTTTAGCTACGATAACCGAACCTGGATTACTTAAAAAATCCCGCTGGCAGCGTAAGGCGCTGGGAAGTTCGTTTACATCAACAGGGGAGATAACCGGGCTTAAGTTTAACAACTTGGTTGTCGGTCGCACATATAGGTATTCAGGTACGCTTGGTATTTCTTGTAATAATGCCGCACGAGATGCGCTCCAGTTAGAAATACGACAAGGCTCGACAAATATTGATAGTGTAGAGCCTTTTAAAGAAAAGGCAGTCCCTACTAGTGAAGTAGAGAATACATCTTATGCTTTTAACGTCATATTTACCGCAACTGAAACAACAGCTAATTTGAATGTGACATCTAACAGTGCTTCAACTGCTATTGATACTACGTCATGGGCAATGATTGAGGAATTAAACGACTTCGATGCAACGACGGACTTCACATGATTAAATTATTATCCATCGTAATCGCATTAACCATAACAGCCTGCAAGCGTGACAACGAGCCTGTTGAATCGACAACAAGCGAGGCGCTTGAAAGTAAAAAGGCGTTTTATTGTGCAGAAGGAAAGCGCGTCCTATCCGAACGTGGCTTTATGGACGACAAATGCGATTCACTTCTGTTTACCTCTTTATGGGCCGTAGCGTGCGAGCCTTCATTTAGCGTGCAAGATTGGGAAGATCCAGAGTTTCCTGGCAAGTGGCATCGCAATCCTCAGCGCGATTGCTATTTAAACGGCGCACCAAACGGCGCGGCGTCTTCTATCAGCCGGGATATGATGCTTGGCCTTTGGCACCTTCTTTGGTCGAAGCAGGACAAGGATAATATCCGCGATTTAATCGCCTACGGTGAGAAAAATAATTGGGTAATGGGTGAGGCAAAAGATTTTGAAACTCTCATATCTCGCGCAACATTGTCGCCGCAACTTATCTCGCTTTTATACGCTATGGAAGGCGGCGCGGCACTTACCCAACAAAGCGATGACGCGATTGGAATCAATACGGGGTTCCGCGCCCATCTTGATATTCTTCGGATTCTACTTAATAGTCGGGTTCGTGGTGCTATCTCTGATTTTGAACTCGGAACCTTGAAAGCGCAAGCGGAGCGCCAACCACACAACGCGCTATTTGTTGGCGCTTACGAAAGATTTAAAGGCGGGTCAAAAGCAATTGACCTTCTGCTTTCGGAAAAACACTTTCCAAAAGACAAGCTACCAAACAATCACGAACAGCACTGTATAAATTACTTATTTTCTCGTGACGAGGAATCCGAAGACTGGATTCCTTGTAAAGACGAGCCATTTAAAGAACATGACGGCACCGATTTTGTTTTCGCTGCTTGGGTTATATCTAATCTTTAGGAGGGCAAAATGCTTGATCCATACAAAGAAGCGAAGCTTGAGAAATTAAAGCAACTAAAAAAGCTCATGTACGAGCTGATGGCTGAAGAGGGCATGGGACCAGATGAGGAGATGTCAGAATCTGGTTTACACGAAGCCATGGAGGCTGCTGAAGAGGAATCTATGCCAGAGGGCGAAGGCATGGAAAAGGAAGACAGCAAAATGTCTGCCATGGAAGAGCTTCGCAAAATGAAAGAGGAATATTTTAAGCCGAAAGTTCGCGAGAGACGACCAGGAACAGCTATAATGTTTGAGTCGATCTCAGCTAAACCGATGATGAGCAAGCCAGCGATGTCATCAAAAAAAGGCAAATATAAATGACTCTCACAGTCGATAGGTTTTTGTCTGGTGTAAAGCGCCGGATAACCATGCCTAGCAACCAAGTGCTGCTAAAAGACGACGCCATACTTGAGATGGCCGACGATTGCTTGCGTGATCAGGTAGTGCCTTTGATTTTATCTGTAAATCAAAACTACTTTGTAGCGCTTGACTCTGAAGTTGTCGTTGCAGAGCAGGGAGCCTACGAGATCCCAGAGAGATCAATGGGCAGAGGGTTGCGTGACTTGAAAATTCAGATCACAGGCGATCCAACTAGCACCAAAGACCTTAGCCTATATGCTTTGGAAGACGTGCATTTATACGCACAAACAGGCTCGCCAACTGGATTCTATTTTTTTGGTGACCAGATCATTGTAGTTCCTGCTCCAGTGTCGGCGTCCTACACGCTGCTAAAGTATTACAATATGCAGGTGTCTTCATTAAAGCCAACAACTAACGCAGCCAAGGTTATTAGTGTATCTGCTGATCAAGTTGTCTGTGCAAGCGCTGGAAGCGGTCTTGCTACTGGCTCAAAAATCGACTTTGTGAAGGGAACCGGAGCCGGGAGGATTTTATCAAAGGACATCACGATAAGTTCTTTAACTGGCGTGACCTTCGACTTCCCAACCGATAGCGTACCAGACGGCTTGGCTGCTGGTGACTACATTGCCTTAGCAAAGACAACGCCAGTATTGCAGATACCTGACGAGGTTCATCCATTGCTTGAGGCTTTGACTTGCGAAAGATGTCTTGAAGCTATTGGAGACATCGAAGGCGCTCAAAAAATCAACGCTAAAGTTGCAGAGTACACAAAAAACGCAGCCAAGGTTATGTCGCCTCGCGTTGAAGGCGAAACCACTAAAATCAACAACAGAAATGGACTGCTAAGAGGCAGAAGGCCAAGTTATTGGCGTACTCGTGGCGGGTTCTTTTAAGGTAGGGATCAGATGCCGTATCAGTATCCCGAAATTCGGAAGTTTCTAGGGCTTTTTGCACAGCAAAACAGCTTTGATATGCCAGATGGCGCTATGGAACGCGCCATGAATATCGTAATTAATGACGATAACGTAGTGACGAAGCTTCGCGGGTTCTATCAATATTTTTCGCCGGGTTCTGGGACCATCAAAGCGCTAACAACTTATCAAAACAGATTGATAAGCGTTTATGCGGATAAAATCGCCTACTATACCGATACTGGTCTATCTCCAAACGAAATAGGCACAGAAACAGCTTTGACTGGTTCGGCTGTAGCTGTAACTGGCTCCAGGGTTCCACAGTTTGCTGAGAGTAACGGCAATCTTTTCTTCACCACTGACTCAGGTGTCAAGGTTATTGACGCATACAACGGCAAAGTGTTTGACGCTGGTGCTCCTGCTGGTCTTGATATTAACGGAAACTTTCTGGCGCTAACTGGGCCGATCACGGGAAACAGTTCTGTCGCCTATCGGTGTCTTTTTGGTCGAAGAGACGCCAACGGCAATTTAATTGTCGGCGCTCCAAGTGACATCTTGGTCCTCGCAAACAGGAAAATATCAGCGACTTATACAAGTTCTGGCGCTGGTCCTTGGACTGTTACTGTCACCACACCATCAGCTCATAACCTAAGCACTGGTATGCAGGTAGTTGCTTCTGGAGCGGTGGACGCTGACGCAAACGGCACCTTTGTTGTAACAGTTACCACAGACGTGGCGTTTACATACACGGTCAGCTCTGGCGATCCATTATCAGGCTCTATAGACATTGCAGCAGCAAGAGCCACGTTGCTTGAGTTTAGCGTACCAGAGGGAATAAGCTCTGGTGACGGCTGGTTCTACCAGCTTTATAGGTCAAGTATCACGGCTTCTGCTTCTACTTCTCCAAGCGCTGACTTTAGGCTACTTGACGAAAAGCAGCTAACTGCTGGAGAGATTACTGCTGGCGTTGTGTCATATCAGGACACAGTAGACGATTTTCTTGTTAGCTTTGCTACTGAGCTTTACACCAATCCCAACAGCAGGGAAGGTGAGTCACAAGCTAATTTTCAGCCACCGTTATGTGAAGACATATGTTTTTTCAACAATTTCATGTTCTTTCTGAACTGCGAATCAAGGCACTACTTAAGCCTAGATTTAGAGACGGTCACAACAATTGTTGCTAATGACTGGATCGAGCTACAGACCTACAACACCGTGACATCAACGGCGGTAAGCACTTTAAAGCTAGTTGCTAAGAGTGGAATCGGTAACGATACTACTAAGGCGAGCGCTGCTAATGCTGCTGGTGACATCGAGTTTACAATTGCTTCTCACGGTATGTCTAACGGCTGGCAGATTTATATAGACGGGATCAGTGGCGGCACTTTGGCTTCTGGAACCTATTATGTGGTGTCTGCTGGAGCCAATACTTTCAAAATAAGCCTGACCAGCGGTGGCAGCGCTATCACCTATAACTCTGAGACATCAGCCTATGTGCAAGCTGTCACAGACGGCACAGACCGAGTGTTTAAGCTTGGAAGCGGTTCTTCTGCTTCTCAAAACATTCAAACAACTGCTTTGGGTATCGTAAAAGCGATCAACAGAGCAGCAGCCTTTAACGTAGCGGCAAACTATGCCAGCTCAATCAACGACGTTCCAGGCAAGATGCGGTTAACGTCTTTGACGTTTAAGCACCAGATCCGGGTTAGAGCAAGTAGCGCAACCGTTGGATCTAGCTTTTTTCCGGTAGTAGGCACATCCTTTTCAGCAACAGATGCCGTAAAAAGCAGTTCGGATGTGGAGCCTAACGCCGTTTATACGTCAAAGATTGGTGAGCCATGGGCTGCACCTTTGCTCAACAAGTTCGCTGCTGGAAGTAAAAACCAGGGCATATTTAGAGGGTTGGCGCTACGCAATAGCGTGCTGATCCTTAAGCCTGACGGGGTGTTTAAGCTTGCAGGGGACACGCCTACCAATTTCTCAATCGTGTTGATTGATAACACGGTCAAGATTGTTTCTAAAAAGTCAGCTCAAGCGACAGCAAACCAAGTCTATTTTTTAAGTTCGGAAGGTGTTTGCGCTGCAACCGATAGTTCTGTGGAGATCCTATCGAGAAGGATAGAGAACAGGCTAGAAAACATCGTCGGATTAGACAACATAGACGAGCAAACTGCTGCTGTTGCATACGATACAGATAGAACATACAGAATCTGCACGATAGCTCCGAACGAGACTACTGCAACTGCTGTTTATTTGCACAACAGCATTAACGACACCTGGACAGAAAGCGATATCCTTTTTACTGGCGGCACAGTCGGACCAGGAAACTTGCTGTTTCTAATTTCATCAAACAAGATTTTGAAAGAACGCAAGAAGCAAAACCGCCTAGATTATTGTGGTCAGAACGTCGCAACAACGATTGTTTCTGTTGGAAGTGACAAGCTTTCGGCTGTCATTAGCATGACTGGTACTCCGATTGTTGGGGATCTGATTGAAAAATCTAATCAATTCTCTCGGATAATCGCAGTGGCAGCGAGTGGGGCAAACTGGGTCGTTACCTTCTCAGCTCCCACAAACCTTGTGGCTGCTGATACTCCCTATCTGTACCGAGGCTATGAAAGCCAATGGATCATGGCACCTTTCCATGCTGGTGCGGTTGGCAGAACAAAGCACTTTGCCCAGCTACAAATGCACACCAGAACGCCTAGCGTAACTAGAATCAAGGTTGATTTTATTGGCCAGACTTTTGGTGGCGACACCACAACAGAGTGGCGAACCACTAACGTCGCACCATCGGAGGGTTGGGGTGAATCTCCTTGGGGGTTCTTTAATTGGGGGTTAGAGGATGGTATAAAAAACATATACAATACCACACCAGCTCCGGTAATTAGATTATACGTTCCACTATTCCAAGCGAGATCTACCTTCATTAAGGCGATCCTAACCCACCGAGAGGCAGGGGAAGCGATTGACGCACAAGCGTTAGCCTGGGCTATTCGAGGGTATAACGAGAGGGTGACCAAGTGATCAAAAGCAAGAAGCAATATTTCATGACTTATGATGCCGAGGACTTGGTATCAGAGCTTCAACAATATGACATCAATTTCTATTCCATGAACAGCAATCCAGTTGCCAAGATGTGGATTAGAAACACCTACTCTTATTATTCAACCATTCTTGATTCAGATAGCTGGACCAGTTCATTAAGTTTTGCGGGTGATCAGGGTGAGCTTGTACGCATGAGCGTGCCACAAGCTCGCTCTTTAATTCGCCAGCTTTTGACTTTGATCACCAAAAGCAAGCTGAGTTTTATGGCTCTTGCTCAAAAGTCTGGCAAAGACGTGACAGAGAGCAAAAAAATAGCCAACGCTCTTGCTAATCAAGTTGTCAAAAACGAGAAAATGGACGTTAAAGTTGAGGATCTAGCTGAGCGTGGCTTAGTCCAGGGCACTAGCTTTCTATGCACACGCTGGCGAAGCGACAAAGGCAGACCTATCATCGTCAGGGATATTGGCGAAGCTGGCGGTGAAGAGAAAAAACAAGTTCTGTATGAGGGAGATGCTGAGGTAAGTGTAGCGAGCGTTTTTGATGTTCTATATGACTACTCTATCACAGACTGGGACTTGCTTAATTGGGTCCGTGTTCGCGTTAAGCGCAACCGTTGGGACTTAATTGCACAACATCCAGAGCTTGAAGAGAACATTATCAAGCTACCTAGTATCGCTAAGGATCTATCAGATACTGCTAGTGCTCAGTTCAGAAATGACGATTTTGTTTATGTGTATGAGCTTTGGCACAAGCCTACACCAAGCTTGCCACAAGGCCGTTTTGTGGCTTATGGCGACAAAAAGACAATATTTGCAGACGACATAAATAAGTTCGGCAAAATCCCAGTCGAGCAATTCAAGCCGGAGCCTATCGACGGTTATAATTATGGCTATCCGATGCTTTCAAACCTATTGCCAGCTCAAGAGATGCTTGATCATAGCTATAGCTGCATTGCAACGAACCAGTCAAACCTTGGTGTCCAAAACATAAGCGTGCCTAGGAACTCAGCAATCAACGTGCAGCAATTGTATGGCATGAATTTCTTTGAATACACGCCTCAAACGGAAAGCGGCGGCGGAGAGCCTAAAACGCTGGATCTCTTAAAATCAGCTCCAGAGCTTTTCAAGCTACCTGAGACTATGCTTGGAGCAATGCAGCAAATGAGCTTTGTGAATGCTGCTGTGCGTGGTGAACTTCCCGCAAGTACGTCAGGGGTTGCGATTGCAACCTTAACGACCAACGCGCTAGAGTTTTTGAACTCCTATACCAAGTCTTTGCAAACTGTTTTGCAAAACACCATGCTCAATGTAAATCTTGCCTATCAAAAGTACGCCACAACAGAGCGCATGGTCACGCTCCTTGGCAAGAATCAGCAAAACGCGATCAAAACATTTAAGTCTGATGTTCTTGCTCCGATAACTGGTTATCAAATGGAATCTGTAAACCCGTTGATGCAAACCATGGCAGGACGCCTAGATATTTCTGAAAAACTAATTCAACAAGGGCTAGTGACGAACGTACAAGGCTATGTCTCGGTGCTCGATGGTCAGCCTATGACGCAATTGTTCCAGACAGAGTTATCAGAAAACGATCTGATTGAAACAGAAAATCAGAAGATGGAAGACGGCGAAGAGGTTCTAGCTTTATCGACTGATTTGCATCCATTGCACATCAGGTCACATAAGTCTCTGCTTAACGATCCAGACATTAGAGCAGACGCTGAAAGAACAGCCATGATTTTGGCTCACATCGAACAGCACAATCAACTGGCTAAAAACACTGATCCGATGCTGCAAGCTATGGCTGCAACTGGTCAGATGCCACAGATGCCACAGCCTCCAGGACCACAACAGGGCGGAGAAGCTCCGCAAGAGGGAGCACCTGGGATCATGGGCGGAGAACTTGAAAACGCGCAACCAACGATGGAAGGCGCTGAAGACCTTCTAGGGAGGGCATAAGCAATGGCATACGCTTTTGATAAAGTCCAAAAGCTACTGGAGCCAAACCAAGGCTTTGCTCTTGCTGGAGATAATCAAGGCCAGCAAGCACCTTCTGCTGGTCTTACTTCTAATGTTTCAGGGCAAGATCCACAAGCTGGCACGAGCACAGGATCTCCTGCTCCAGCTCCAAACTACAATCAACCAAGCACCTCCGCTGCTTCGCGAGGCGTTTTAAGTAAAAACAGAGGCCAAGTTAAGACGCCGATAGATCTCGGTGGGCTGCAAACAAACATCAACGAGGCAGAGAAAAATCTAAAAGCAGAGGCTAACAAATATACGGCAAGCGCTGCTGATCCTTATAAAAACTGGTTAGTTGATCAGCAAGAAGGATCAGCCACAACTGGTGTGGCAAAGAGTCCAAGGCTGGAATCTGATGTAAAAAAATACATCGACACCGGAATGAAGGGATTTACTCAAGAAGCAGATCCTTTTAAGGCGAGCACATCCTATGAAGGCAACCTTAATAAGCCAAACCAGCCAAAAGATTGGTATGAGCTTGCAATGTCTGCTCCTTTAGAGCCTGAGCCGTTCAAGCCAACAACCGTCACAGATTTTAAGGGTGTATCAGAGCTGATGTCTGGCGCTGGTGGCCTTAGAAACTTATTTCAATCTAGCGGTGGCGCTCGTTACACGCCGGGTATGGCAGCTATGGATACCTCGCTGCTTTTGCAGTCTCCTGGTTTTGCTACTGACGCCGAAAATATCGTCAAGTCTGTTGGTGGTCTAAAAAACAAGGAAGCAGAAATTTTAGACAACGCTCCAAAGGCTGCGAGAAACGTGTCCAAAAACTACCGCGATTTATTGCGTGGAGAAATCGAGGATATCGCCAGGAGTGAAGAGGCAAGGTTGCAAGGCGTCCAGGAAGAGGAAGTTAAGTCACCTAGAAAGTTTACCAACTTCGCTAAGCAAGCTGACGTGATCAAAAACAATCTTATTTCTGAAAACCCACAATGGGCAGGCTTTATTAATTCTATCGGAGACGAGGGATTAAAAGACTTGATCATAGCCGCTACCAAGCCCGGAAACATAGGATCTCTTAGGTGGGAAGACTACATAGACGAGGACGAGGCACGCGATTTTAACCGTATCCAGGAGCTTTTGGGTAGCGGCAAAACATTCGTCAAAGGAAACAGAAACTTTAAAGACACCGAGCTTGATTGGGAGAAGCTTCGCGGAGCTTTACAAGCCGGATCTGAAAAATATCAAAATCCGACTGTTGTGGACAATTTACCACCACCACCGGGAGGATCTCCAACAACGGCTGGCATCCCAGCAACTGTTGGAAGGACTGCCTCTGGTGACAGCGTAACCAATTGGGTGATTGATACTCCTCTTGGTCCTGTTACCGTTAAACCACCGTTTCAGCCACCAAGCTCCAAAGATGCCGAGCAACTTGTTAAAGATGCTTTAGTGCCAGCGGTTCCTTTGAGCCGGGAGCTGTCTCGTGATCTTTCTATTCCGAGCGAAACCACTGCTGGCAAGGTAGTCAGCGGGATAGAAGGCATGTTTAGCGGTCCTGGTGGCGCTGGTCCTGGCGGCACTGTTGCTAGTGCTCCTGCTGTGTCTTTCCCTAGCGTCCAAAGTATGCTGGGTGGCGGCAAGAGCAGCACCTATGAAGGTAAGATAGATCCGAGCATGATTGCTGGCGGATACATCAATCCCACAGCAGCAGCTAATGCTCCGATGACTGGTCCCTTGTATGTGGAAGAAAAACCTAAGCAGTCTTCTTGGTCTAAGTTTATGTCTGTGCCTAAAATCAAGTTACCAAAAAAGTAGGTGATCAATGGTATTACCAGCTTATTTAGCAGTTGCGGTTGGCGCTCAAGCGGTGAGCGGCATTATGCAATACTATCAGGCAGAGAAGGCACGAGGAGCAAACGCTAAAAGGCTTCGAGAAATCGAAGCTATGTTTGCTAAAATCGTTCCACCAGAGCTTGATATCTCAATCTATGATGATCCTCGGATTGCCGAAAGCATTCCAGAGCCTCTACTAGACTTCTCAGCGATAACACCAAAAGAGTTTAAATCTGTTGGGCAGTTTGTCCCAGAGGTTGCAAGCTATGTTGCAGAAACCAACCCGCAACTTGTTGAAGCTACAGCAGCAGCGACAAAGGGCAGGGAAACTCAACTTGAAGCCTTAAGCAGATATCGTGAGATAGCTTCACAGGGCGGCATGGACCCCATGCTTGCCTCTAAGCTTGCTATCGCAAGCGATAAAGCCAGGGCAGATGCTGCAAGCTCTCAGCAAGCTATTTTACAGGATGCACAACGGCGCGGCATGTTTGGTTCTGGCTTGCAGATGCAAAGTCAAATGAACCGAACAGCGGAGGACATGAGACGGCAAGCTATTGAAAGTCAGATGGCTGCTGCTGAAGCCTATCGTAATCAAATGGATGCGATGGCAAGAGGCGCAGCGCTGGGCGGTGACATTCGAGGCTCCGAGATGTCAGAGCAGGCACGCAACGCCGATATAATCAACGCTTTCAACGAGCGCACATCACGGCGATATCAAGATTACCTACAGGCACGAGCTGACATGACAAACAGAGCCAATCTTAGAAACCTGGACGAGCAGCAAAGAATTGCTGACCAGAACGTAGCGCTTTCAAATGAAGCGGAGCGTTATAACCGCAACATGAGAAACCAAGGCGCTATGCAGCAGTGGCAAAACAAGCGCACTTCTCGTCAAGATTTGCTCGATATTGATCGCGCTAAAAAAGCCGATATTCAACAAAACTGGGCTAACAAAATGGCTCACGCCGGAGCTATGAAAGGCATTAGCCAAGACTGGCAACAGCACAATTATCAAACGGCACAAGATCGAAACCAAGCTACAAGGGGGATCGGTGACGCTGTAACCGCTGGCGCTATGTGGTATGGCAAACAGCCACAGCAACCAGAACAACCGGATGAGCAACCAGGACAAGCTGGTCCTGAGAATCCTTGGGGCAATGTTTGGCAACGCCGTCCAGATAACCAGAGGTGGTAAATGGCAGAACAATACCTAGACGAAAATCAGCAAGAAGAGCTTAAACAAGGTCTATACGCCTATTTGCGTGACAAGGCTGCAAGACGAGCAAAAACTGGGAACAGCAGAACATTCGAGGGGATGGAAAAGCAATTCCAGGACCAAGAAAAACTTTACGATGCTGGCGCTTTAGTCGGTGGTCTATCCGAGGCAGCTAGTATGGTTGGCTCTGTTGGCGGCAAAAGAGCTGAATCAAACATTATCCCAGCATTAAACAAATCGCTTTACGATTCTAGGCAGAATCTTTTTAAGAACAACGCAGCAATGCGTGACATGGAAGAAAGAAGCCTTCAGACAGATATGGATATCGCTAGATATTTGACTGGTCTTGATGCTCAAAAGTCTGTTTTGGACACAGCAGAGCTGCAACGTGAAAAGCTTCGCCAGGACTTGAGAAGAAGAAAACTAGAGCCAAGACTTAGATCAAAATCAGGGCTACCTGTCATGGTCGATGAGATTGGCACACCTTCTGAACTTCCTGGTTATGCTTACAACGAAAAATCTATGAGCCAACAGCAATCTAATTGGCAGCCTTATCCAGGCGTTGTCGGTGTTGACCCAAGTGTTGTTTATGAAAAAGATCAGTTTGGCAACACCAGGACCAGACAGCTACCGAAAGGGTTCCAAACACCAAACCAACTAACAGAGGCGCAAAATAAAAACTATGTTTGGGGGAACAGAGCGCTGGAAGCTGTTGGAAAGCTAGAGGATCTTGAAAAGGATTATAAGGTTGGCTGGAAGCGCCACATAGCTGGATCACAAGTTGCTCAAGCTTTGACTGGCAATCTTATGAAAGATGAAACTCAACAACAGCACGATATTTTAAGCGCCAACGTAATTGATCCTATTTTGCGAACTGACACGGGCGCTGCTATGGGCAGGGAAGAGGTTTTGCGTAACCTTATGCAGTACCAAGTTGTTATGGGTGACTCTGACGAAAACGTCAGATTGAAGCAACTTGGAAGGCGAAACTTTATTAAATCCATTATTGAGGGAGCTGGTGTTCGTGGTAGCGCGGAATTAAGAGAAAAATACCAGCAGTTACCACCGTTAGATGAAAAAAATTACCCTGGATCTGGATCAGTTGAAGCAAAAATAAAACGCCGTCAAGAATTGCTAAAGAAGCAGCAGGAGGGCAAATAATGCCTCTAACTCCACAGGAAGAAGAAGAGTTGCGTCAATTAAATCTTGAGCTTGGCTATCTTGGTGACCAGATCAAAATTGAGGACAAAAAAATACAACCAACAGGAAAGCCAGCGAGTATTGACGTGACACCTGCTGGCTCTGCTCTATCTGGAGCTGCTCAAATGGCTTCTGCTGGTTGGGCTGACGAGGCCGCTGCTGGTCTTGGTGCGATTGGTGATGTCACATCAGCAACACTTGGTCAACGTGGTGATATTTCTCTCCAAGATGCCTACAAAACAAGACTTGGTAGGATAAGAGAATATGACAAGATTGCAGCAGAGCAAAACCCTGCGTCATATTTTACCGGAGGCGTTGCTGGTGGCGTGCTTGCAGGCGCTGCTTTGTCTCCGATGAATCCGGCGACGTATAAAGGAGCTGCTATTTTAGGTGGCGTATCAGGTATTGGTATGTCTGAAAAGGATATAAGCGACATTCCTGGAGTTTCTACCGACGTTGCTCTCGGTATTGCTGGCGGAGCTGCTGGTAAATATGCTGGCGATAAGTTAGGGAATCTTTACAAATCGCTAAGGCAAAAAAGCAAAGACAAGGCTATGGACGCTCTTTTTGCTCAAAACCAAGCAGGTATAAATAAGCTAAAGCTGAAAAAAGACGGATACAACAAGGTGGCAGAGGCGATCACTTCCAGTGAGTACGGTAGGCCGATTGTCTCTGGATTACGCAAAGGATCAGATTTTTTTGAGCCTACAAAACAACAATTTGATGATGTATCGGCAAATATATCTAAAGCGATATCCGATGTTGACGAATTAAACCTAGCGTCAGTTGATGGCAAGTCTGTAGCTAGGAAAATAATGGGATTGCGTATCAATCAGATAGACGATCCAAACCTAAAGGGTATTCAAAATTTACTTGCTGAGTCTGCTGAAGCCTTTAACAAAAAGGGTTTTATAACTCTTGG